GGACTGCAGACGAACCACCGGAAAACAAGCCCGGCATTATCCTGCGATTAGCTCGGCGTGTCACTGAGCAGGCGCGGCGCGTAGATACTCGGCTGTAGCACGCTTGTTTGCGACCTCAGACGCCAGTTTACGCAACCAGTGGTACAAGAATTGGTACAGAGACCGCCACTTACACCCTGGGCGGATGGGCCCCACATCTGCGCCGCAGCGCTGAACCCTATCCAGCGGCCCGCTTGATCCAGCCCCCGCTCGGCCATCAGGCGGGCCGCTATCGCTTGAGTATCGACTTCGCCTTTCGCCATGGCCAGCAGCAACTCGGTTGGGAGGGGTTGCAGGTGTTCGTGCAGGTTCATGGCGGCGGGCCTCGGTTGTTTTCGTTGGGACCAGTAACGCTCTGGTGCGCGGGCATAGCAAGCGGTTCAGATGCCATCGAACAACCCGCCCAGCTCGCTGGGCCTCCAGTTCGTGATGATCAGCTCGCCGGTGGTTTCAGCCTGGCCATTGCGCTGGTTGGTGCAGCTGTAGCGGATATCAGTCCGCTCGATGTGATGGCCCTCGAACGCCGCGCGAATGTCGGGGTGGTCGTTGATGCTGACCATGACCTTACCTCTGCAACGGCGCATGAAATCGGCCATGGCCAGGTACTGGTCATAGGGGAAATCGACGCCGTAGCCCTCGGTCTGCCAGTACGGTGGGTCCATGTATTGGAAGGTGTGCGGGCGGTCGTAGCGTTCGGCGCAGTCGAGCCAGTTGAGGTTTTCCACGTAGACGCCGGCCAACCGTTGCCAAGCGGCAGATAGATTTTCCTCGATGCGCAGCAGGTTGATCGCCGGGCCAGTGGTGGCCGTGCCGAAGGTCTGGCCGCTGACCTTTCCGCCGAATGCATGCTGCTGCAGATAGAAAAACCGGGCGGCGCGCTGGATATCGGTGAGGGTTTCAGGCCGGGTGATTTTCTGCCACTCGAAAATCTGCCGGCTGGAGAGCGCCCATTTGAATTGCCGGACGAACTCTTCGAGGTGGTTTTGCACTACTCGATACAGGCACACCAGGTCGCCGTTGAGGTCGTTCAAAACCTCGGTACTGGCCGGCTGCGGGCGCATGAAGAACAGCGCCGCGCCGCCGGCGAATACCTCGACGTAACATTCATGTGGCGGGAACAAGGGAATGAGGCGGTCTGCCAGACGGCGTTTGCCGCCCAACCATGGAACGATTGGATTGGTCATTTCAGCAAGCCTTTACTGTATGGATAAACAGGTGTTAGCCTGCCCGCGCTTCGTCGACGGAGCGGGGGCCTTGGCTGGGCTTGCAGGGATAGTCTGCGGTCTGGTGGCCGCTCAGGGTGTTGACGCACCCGAGGCGGTCGCCCCTTTCTTTCAGTTACAGGGAGCTTTCAAACGGTCATCGTGGCTGAAGCGCTCTCGCCCACTCCTGCAGATACTCCAATTTCGCGCGGTCGCTGATCATTCCTGCTCGGATATTCCAAACAGCTGATCCAGCTGCTGCACTGAGTTCGACGCTGGTTGCATCGCCCAAGCTGCCGGGGCTGGTGGCGGCGGACACGACGGCATCGTTACGGGCAACGCGGACCTCGATGCGCAGCCGCTTACGCTCAGCGTCAGCAGCAGAATACTCGCGGCGCAGACGTTCGTTTTCATCTTGAGCATTGGTCAGCTTCTCGGTTGAGGTTGTGTCGAGGATTCCAAGGCGCGCTTCCAGCGCCAGGCGGTCGGTTTGCTGCTTGAGGATTACGGCGACGCTGGCCTCGGCAGTCAGGCGCAGGCTTTCGGACCACTCGGCGCGAACCTCGGCCAGCTCGCCCCTTGCATCCATGACGCGGTATTGCTGCACTCCGACGACCAGCACCAGGGCGAGCACCCACCAGGCCCAGCCGGGCACCAGCTTTGCCCAGCTCATGATCTGCCACCGTGCGTCATGCTGTAGTGGTTGCCGTCTGGCCTTGGCCGGCCCTGGTGGTCTTTGAAGTCTCCGCCCCACCGGCAGTCGGCGTGCAGGCTCTTCCAGTATTCGCCCAGCGGCTTGTGGTCCTCGCTCGCCGTGAGATAGCGCCCATCCCTGAACAGGTTGAGGTCTACGGCCAGGCGCTCCTTGTGGACGCTGACGGCGGAGCTGTAGGACTTCTTGACGCCAACCTCGCCATGCACGCGAGGATCACGGTAGGCATCACCAAAGGTGAGTTCGTAGCCGTTCGCATAGGCGAAGTCGATCAGCCGCGCGATCATCTGAGTGAAGGCGCGCTGCTTTTGTCCGAGGGTCATGTCAGATTTCCTTCCACGGGTTGAGCTTGAAGGTCATGCCCTTGGCTGGCTCGTCACTGCCGGCGTGCGATGGCTTGATTTTGTAGCCGATGCGGATGACGAAGGCGCGGGTTTTGCTCCACTCATGCACGAAGTAAAAACCGTACCAGCGCGAACTCCCGCTGTGACGCTTGGCCGTGACGAACTGCCAACCGCCTCTGTCGGGCTTGTCCTCAACGGAGTAGTGGCCGCGATAGGTAATCAGGCACTCGCTCACCGGGCAGCTGATGCCGGGCACAAGCCGCAAGTTGTTGACTGGGTTACGGATCGCGGCCCACCACCACATTGCGGCGAACGAACCCACCGGCCAGCCGAACGGTGTGTTATCGGCCCACCAGCCGCGCTTGTCACCAAAGAGGCCGTCGTAATCATTGCCGAACATCCAGGCCCAACGCGGCAGGTTGACGATTGCGCGGCCATCGGAGGCTGATACGCCTTCGGTGCGAAACGGGATCGCCAGCGCGACGACAGGCAGGCCGATCACGATCAAAGCGACGCGCGCGACGATGAGCAGCGCCCACTGAATCAGGGCGAGCGATAGGTTCATGGGTTTCTCCGGGCAATAAAAAACCCGCCGAAGCGGGTGCGGCTCAGATCGGCTAACCGGTCACTGAGGGATGCTTGCGGCCGCAATGAACAGGTCATCGATCTGCTGTTCCGTCAGGCCAAGCTGCGAACCTAGCGAATTGATCAGCGGCCACTCGCGGCGAACATCCAGCGCGTATTCCCAGTCGATTCGAGCAGCGCGGCCCTCGTCACCTTCCATTGCGACAATGGCTGTCTCGACATCATCAAGGATGCCTGCGCCAAGCATGGCTAGCCGGGCTTGGCGCATGGTGACGGACTGCGGAACTGGTGTCGGCGGGACAACCCACGAGCCATCCTCATGCGCCACATGCTCCGGCGACGGGCGCTCGCCCCGCATGACGATCCAGCCATCAGGACAGTTACCGCCGACCTGTTGCAGGCTTGCGCCTACCTCTGCGTAAACCCGATTCATGCTATTGCTCCTTTAACTTTCCAGACCTTCACTCGGAGCGGCGCGGTAGTAATATTCCCGGCCCCTGCCGTTCGACCGAATGGGTCGCCACCTTCTCTCGACAGCGTTGGCATTAGCACGGTGATTGCTGTCTGGGTAACTATCGAGTCATCGTCAAGTTGAGACACCCGGACGCCAGTAGATACGCCATTGCCCATGTATACCCATTTCGGATCACCCCACTTACCATCAACAAGCAGCTCTGGAACACATATAACGCAGTGGCCTGGAAACGGGTTTGGCGTCACATACCGACTGTTCACTGCCGCGTTCGCTGGACTCGCCTCACTCCCCCCGTTCGGGTAGATGATGGTGAAGTCCACGTCGGCGCTGCCAAGCGCCCCAAGCGTAGCCCTCGCCGTCGCCGCATCCGCATCATCGAGAAGGGTCTGCGCGAACGACGAGATGTTACCCCTGTGGAATATTTCTAACGTCACATCTTCCAGCGATGTTCCCAAACTGGACAGCCACCAAAGGCTCTGCGAATCGGTGCCGTAAACAAGGGCACTAGAAAGCACCCCGGCAGGACCGACTACGTAGTTGTTCTTCAGGACTACGCCGTAGTCATCAACCGTCAACACGGATGGCGTGGCGCCTCCGTCTGTGCGACGCTGCTGTATATAGAAGCCTGATTCTAGCGCGTCTACGCTGGCGTTCGTGACGTAGTTACGCCCTCCCAGCCCAAACGCCCCCACCTCCATCAGCGCCCCGGCAGAGGTGTCAGTAGGTGAGATTTGAGCATTCTTGGTTGCAGCAGTGCCGAGAGAAATCTCTAACGCATCCTGCGGAATCTTTATGAGCTGATTCGTCGCCGGATTCACGCTGCGCAACACGAAATCCGTGTCGCCGTCGTACAGCATTAAATCCCACTGCTCGGCGGATGTTTCGCGCACCCATAGCATCCCAGCCTGCGCATAAAGCGGACGCTCTGCCCCTCGGTGGCCGCTATGCAGTGCATCCCGCCAGTTGTTCAGATCCACCGCAAGCTGCGTCCCGCTTTTCGCGTTGGGGTCGATTGTTCCGTAGTCGTACTGACTCATAGTGTCTCCATTAGGCGGCGCGCTGGCCGTAGCCTTTTGCTAGGTAGTCAAAGGTGCGCGGAACGCCATTGCCGGCCGCGTCGAGAAATTGAAGGTTGAAGCCTGTTTCGTCGATGCCTGTGATCCATTTGCGGTCGCCCGAGGAAAGGCCTTGCGCGTCGACGGCAAGGCTTGGTCGGGCCATGAACGCCGGGTCGAACTCAACCCTCATGCCGCCGACGGGACATAGCAGGTCATGCTCACCCGCCACCCGATCAGGCATATCCACCGTCACCCGCATCCGACTAACGCTTGGTGTGACGGCAGGAGCAGAACTGTGTAGGTGCAGCCGGAATCGGAACGCGCGCGCGGTGTACTCAGCAATGGCTAGCGGCTCCCAATCCGTCCAGTCGGTAGGCGCGGCGGGCTGTGGCGTGTTGCTCATGGAAACCTCAAGCGATATGCCCCATTGCCCGATTTCCGTGTCATCCATCCGCGCCACCGACGCGAGCGTGACCCACGACGCGATCGCTCCCAGAATGTCGTACCCAGTCGCCAGCACTTCGCTGGTCAGGCGCGCCGTGTAGACGTGCCCCAGATCGACAACCTCGTCCGCGTAGTACCAGCCCTCTTCGACCAGGCCGGTCGATCCGTAGGCGAGGCTGACAACATCAGAGAGCGATTCCCATGACGCCATCGGGTCGCGCCCCTCCAGCTGCAGACGCCCGATCGATTCGCCCACCATGACGCGCTGGCCGCTCCACTCCGGCCCCTCGTCCACGATTTCCACTGCGTTGTATGCGCTGAGTTCGGCGATCTCGGATGTGCCCGATATCGCGTTGAAGCTGTACCCGCCAGACAGGTCGACGGCCTTGACCAGATAGGTTCCTTTGCGCGCGGGCAGCGTTGCGCCATTTGCGCCTGCCGGGACGCGTTCAAGCACAACCTGTGCGCTCGCCCAGGTCACGGCCTCTGTTGTCGGGCTATACCTAACTTCGTAATGGCTCAGGTCCAGATCAAGCACCGGAGGCCACCAGAGCGACAACTGCCCGCCATTGACCGTAATCCGAAGATCCGTCACGTCGCCAGGCGGCATCAGCAGCCCCTGAAGTGCAATCGTGACTTCCTTCCAGGTCGAGCGAAGCCCCGTCGTGGTCAGGGCGCGCACGCGAACCTTGTACTCGCCTGGGAGCGTGTCTGGAAGGTCCGCCGTTGGGCCTGATACCGTGGCGAGCGCCGAATAATCGGAGTCACCGGGCCGCCACGCCTGCACTTCGTACAAGGACACGCGCGGGTCGCTCGACAGCTCAAAGGAGATGGCCGCCCCCGAGCGAATTGTCAGGCCTGCCCGGTAAAGGTATTCCTCGACCGAAACGCTGACAGGGGCAGCAAGAGCGCCCCCAGGAAATAGCGAGAAGTCACGCTCGGGCAGGTTTAGGCCCTGCTCGACTCGCAGGTACTTGTCCGGGTCATGCTCCGCTGCCGTGACCTGATAGGCGGCGCCTTCCGCTTCGGACACCGCCACGACGCGGAACAGCCGAGACTCAACATCAATGCTCGACAATACCCACACCGCCCCCGGCACCGGCTCAGCACTCAACGGCTCAGCCAGCGTCACGTCGCTACCGGCGAACGATTCAACCTGCCGCCGCTCGATCATGCCGCTCGGCAGCATCACGTCGAGATACCAGCTAGAGCCGCTGACAACATCCGGCACGGCGTCCAGCTCGAGCGTGATAGTTCCAGTGGCGCGAACACGCCCACCCAGCCGCGCGCCTGCTATCGTCGGATCAGCCACGGCAATGATATCGCCAGGGCGAAGGTCCGCATGATCCACGCCTGCCGCGTAGGTCACGGTTTCAGTTTCCGCGCGCTCGCTGTAAAGAATCCATCGCCCCAACCGGTGCGCCTGGCCGCGTGACGTGCAGCCGAACGCCGTCACATCAACCTGCCGCCATCCGAATTGCCGGATCGCGTCAGCGTCCTCGATGACCTCGACTTGTTTGCGGTAGTTGTCTTCTGGGTCGTTCCAGCTGACCAGCGCAACCGAATGGCGGGCGCGCAAGGCCGTGCCGCTGTACTCGAATTCCCCGTCGATGACGTTTGCAGGCGTGACCAGTTTTACCGGGTCGCCCGGCATGTCAGCGACAGCCATCGCCGTATTGCTGCCCCAGTACGTCATGCCGCGGAACGCAGACGCCAGCTGGTTAAGCGCGCTGATTGCTTCGACCTGCTCCGCGATCACGGTGTTCACGGTAAACCGAGGCTCATTGCTGCCGTAGCCGTCCGGCACTAGCTCGTCGCAGTATTGCGCGATCTGGTACAGCGCCCACTTGTCGACGTTATCCAGCCCGGCGCCGTAACGTGGGTGCGTGGCAAGATCGAGATATATCCACGCCGGGTTATCGGTCCAGGCCAGCTGGAACGCGCCATCCCACAGGCCGGTATATTCGCGCGTTTCCGGGTTGTAGTTGCTCGGGACGCGGATAATCCGGCCCTTCACATCGTAAGCGCGCGTCGGGAGGCTGGAGCCGAACTGCCTGGCGTCAATGATCAGCCCGACAAGGGCGCTGTCTGGGTAGGTCAGCCGGGCGTCGGTGATCTCGGTGAAGCTGGTCCAGTACGTGTCGTTGCGAAGCCCTGACCGATTGCTGTCCGCGTTAAGGCGGCGAGCACGAATATCCCACGGACCCTCGCCCACCAGGTCGACGCGGGTTTGGCGCTCGTATGGACTGGTTGTTTTGCCCGATATAGAGACAACCGCCTGCTGCGCCCACTCTCCGCCGGCCGGGCGAATATCAATCGCAACCGACACGCTCGTGCCGTTTGTGTCGCCGCTCTCTACATCCTGATCCACCAGGCCGGGCGTCCGAATCTTCACCCGAACGGCGTCAACATCGAGATTCGTGACGGAGCGGACCAGCGGCATTCCGTACTTGAGCTGCGTCCCTACTTCCGTCTCACTCTCGATGGACGGAAAGCCGGGGATTCGGGGCTGGCTTGGCTCGCCGGTACGCCCCTCGATGGTGATGCCCTGAAAGTTGTAGCTGCCGTTGCTGTTCTGGAGTTGCGTGTCGTTGAGGTAGACGGATTTAAGTCCGTCAACTAACCCAACAATCGGGCCCTCGCCCAACAGGTCAAGGATTCGCGCCGTTGCAGCGGAGCGGAGGCTTTCTGGCGCCTCAACTGGGATACGTTGCTTGCTGCTGCCACCGCCGCCACCGCCTGCGCCGTAGAGATCGCCCATTTAAACCTCCTCGGAGCTAAGGCCGGCGCTGATCACGACCGAGCCGGTTTTGATGCGCCCGTAGATGACCGGGACAGGGAGCCCCTGTGTGCTGGTATTGGCCGCGCCGTCGAATAGAAATGAAGGGCGCTTGTTGGCTTCTTCTCGGGAGCCGTAGTCGGATTCAGGCGTTGAGGTCGTAAGCTGCACAATCCCGCCGATAGCCAAGCCGGCACCGCCAGCGATCATCGCCATGCCGATGCCTGAGGTCGCGCCGAAGGTGAAATAGCCAGCCACGACCAGAATTGCGCCCACAATGACGTTTGCCCAGCCGTTGCCGGCGCCCTCGATAGCGGGCAGCAGGTGTATCTCGCTCTCGTCTGCTAGCCCCAAGCGCAGCGCGTCCTCGCACAGCGACTCGCCGTCATCCAACGGCCCGCGCACCACGTGCCAGCTGCCAGCCTCGATCTCTTCGCGCAAGCCCGGTATCTGTACGGTCAGGGCGCGCACCGCCTCGGCAGCATCGCGCACGTCCAGACAAAAAGGCCCGCCGAAACGAGCCAGTGAGCCGTGCAAGTGAATGGTCTTCATCGCGATTCGTGCCTGAGCCAGTGGGTAATGAATGTTTGCCAGCGGGCCAGCGGCTCGCGCATCGAAAGCCGCGAAGGGTCAACCGGTTCGCGCGCGCACGGATGGTGCAGGCCAAGGCCGTTTTCGAGAAGGACGCCGCCGTGATTCGGGACCGGGCTGCGTATCTGTGCCAGCCATACGTCACCGGGCTTTGCTTCGTGTGCCTCGATGCGATGGAAGCCTGCCGGGCCGAAGTTGTCCGTGTAGAGGTCTTCACCCGAAAGCCACCATTCCCAGCTTCGCGCACCAATCGGCAGCGTTATGCCAAGCTCCAGGCGGTAGTAGTCGCGGATAAGCGCGTAACAGTCCGTGACGCCATGACGGAAGCCGCGACCGATCAGTGGCGGAACCTCTACCGCATCGCCAAACCACACCACGTCCTGCGCCGTGTTGCCGTCCGTGGCGACGATGCCCCACGGCACGCCTGTTGACGCCTGGCCTTGCATGTCTGCCGCGCTCGGGCAGGCCGGAAAGTTCGGGTGGCTGTGCACGACTGCCAGCAGGCCGCGCGCATGAGCCGCCGCCATCGTCCGCTTGTCGACGCGAAACGTCTTAGCCGGATCGTCGGCGATGTTCTTCACCAGCCGGCACTCGCCCGGCGTAATGAGCCAGACTGCCTCATTGGGGAATTCGGCAATCGCCTCGCGCCGCAGCTGATCTCTATATTCATCGAACATCAGCGGAACCTCGCAACGCCAGGGAAGCCGTAGAACGGCAGTTCGCCATTCTTTCCAAACCTAAGCCGGCAATCGGATAGGCGCTTGCCGCAGCGGTCGCCGCCCGGAGGTGATGGGTTGCCATCGACGCCCCACTGGCCCGCGCCCGAATAAGGGCAGGTGACGCCTTGGTATTGGTACTGCGCGCCATCCCACCAGCGGTATCGATGGGTGCAGGTGTCGCGCAGCACTTGGCGAGCCGGGATCTTCCGGCCCTCTTGGTCCATCTGAACGGACAGCTCGAACTGGATGTGCTTGCGGTTCTGGCTCGTCTTGCGCTCGATGACGTAGTAGTCGACGGGAAATAGCGCAGTCGGGTCTGGGTCGCTACCGTCGTCAAGGTGCTTGCGGTAGGTGCGCAGCCGGCGAATCGGAGCGCCTACTAGATCGTCAGCCGACAGCACCAGCGAGAGAAACGCGAGATCCATTGCCGTGACGGTGAGCGTAGGCCTTGGCAGCGTGCCCTTGCCGCTCCACTCGAAGCCGTCAGCCTTTACCGGCAGCGGGAGAAAGGTATTGCCACCGAACCGGACAGGCTGCCCATCTACCGGAGCCGGGGCAAAGCGCATCAGCTCGGCGCCATATTGCGAGGTGTCGAGTTCGAACATCACAACGATGGAATCCTGCTCCAGGCGCTGAACGTCGCTGGCAATGATCGCGCTCATAGGCCGAAGTCCTCGCGGAAAGTCGCCTGAATGGCCCCGACATTCGGCCCGATAGGACGGCGACTGGACATGCTCGTGCATACCCAGCGCTTAGGTGCATCATCCCATGGCGCCCTCCACAAGAAGGCCTCTACGCCCTTTCGCGCAACGAGGAAAGAATACAATTCAGCGTACTGTTCGCTCCGCAGGGCATCCCAGCTGAGATTCCATTCTTCGCGCACACTGTTGAGGCCCTGCGGGCGCCGAAGCTCGTACCCGTCGCCGAATTTGCTGGTATCAACTGCAAATTCAGGCGACACCGAAGGCGCGTAACTTGCCGGTATAGCTGGAAGTGTTTCCATGTCGTTTCCTTAGGCGAGAATGCCGCCTGGGCGCTTTTCTCTCGCCATCACCTGCATGACGACAGACTCGAACTGTTTCGCTATCTGCGTGCCTTGCCTCTGTGCGTCAGCCGAACTCATGCCGGGCTGCGCCTCGACGGTCACAGGAGCGTGGATGGTCACACCACCGCCCCCACCCCCCTTGCCCTTGATCTCGTCAAGCGTCTTGTCCAGTTTGGCGCTCGTGCCGGCAGTGGTGACGCGCTCGCCCTTTTCCAGAAGCCAGGTGCCCGTCTGCGGGATTGAGTCGATGCCGTCGTGGGCCATACCTGCCAAGGAGAGCGAGGCGACCGCGCCAACCATCGGCGTGGTCGCCGCAATCGCTGCAGCAGCGGCAGCAGGAGCCATGACGGCGCCCGTGATCGGAATGGCAGCGGTAGATGCGTAGGCATTGATTGCCGCCAACTGCTGCGAGGCCATCGCGTTAAAGGTCATCGTCGACGCAGCGCTGGCCTGCGTCGTCTTGCCAACCAGCATCTGAACAGCCTGATAGGCGACCCACTGCGCTGCCATCTGGCCAAGCGCATTGACGACAGAGCGCGCCATTCCCTCAGCCAACCCTGAAACTGCATCGCCGAACGACTCCGCATCGAACACCATCGATTCGAATGCATCACCGAACCGGCCGGTGAAGTTCTCAAGCATCACGCCAGATAGCTCATCGAACGATTGCAGGTTCTCCTCTGCTGCCGCTAGGTATCGCTCCCAGTAGGAGCCATTGGCCTCAATCATCTCCTCGTCGTGCTCTTGCTGCAGGGCGAGGATGGCTTCGTTCTTTTCCTGCTCTGTGAGCAGCGTTGCGTCAAGGATGATCTGGCGGCGGCGCTCGTAGGATTCGCGGATAGCCTCCTCTTCAGTGCGCAGCGACTCGATGATCGACGCGGCCTCCTTGTTCGTCTGCTCATCGGCGTCGTTGAGCGCTTTGACGGCATCGGCCTGCTTCTCAAGACCCGCGACCACGAGCAGTGACGCCTCAGCCTGTGCCAGCTGCGCCTCGGTGGCGCCTTGGGCGGCCAGGTCGTACAGGGCCACTTGGTCAGCGGTCATCCCCCAAACTTTGGCGGCGCGCTCCAGGCTTTCGATCTCTCGCGCGATGCCCTCTAGCCTGGCTTTCTCAGACCGCTGCGCGCCTTTGTCAGCAGGGGCAGATCCGGTAGCGGGAGGGGCCGTACCGGGCTTGAAGTTCTGAATATCGTCGAGGCGCTTTTGGTACTTCTCCAGCTCGGCGCCAGTCTTCTCCAGCTCGACCCGCATGTATGCTGCGTCGTCGGCAAACCGCTTCGACCGTTTACCTGTGCCCTGGGCATTCTCTTCTGCGTAAGCAAGGTTGGCTGCCAAGTTTGCAGCTGCAGCACTCAGCTCGTCGATTTTCTTTGCCGCCTCAATCGCAGCAACCTCACGCTGCGCAGCGCTCAGCTCGCGAACAGACCGCGCAAGATCATCGGTTGGCTGCTTAGCCTCTCTGCCGCTCAAGGCAAACGAGCCGATAGCGATAGCTGCCAGAGCGGCGGCGCCAAACGGGCCGCCGACTAGGGCAAAGGCTGCCGAAGACGCGCGCGCCGCGACCGAGACAGCGCCAATGCCTACCGCTGCCGCCTTCGATACGCCTGCCATGCCAGCCAGCGCGGCCTGGTATCGGGCAGCCTGAATCTGGGCGCTGGCAAAGGCCACCGCAGACGCCGCAGCGGAGCCAACAAGCCTGCCAGCTATAACCGCCGCAAGCACCTTTGCAGCATCGGTCAGAAGCTCCACCGCTACGAGCGCAGCCGGTGAAGCCAGGGCGTCGTTCAGGCCGTTGATGGCCGCCGTCGCAGAGTCGAGCGAGCCATCACCACCAGCGGCCAAGTCGCCCAGGGTGTTTTGCAGGGCGGTCAGCGCGCCGGAAAATGTGTCCCTGGCCGCTTGCGCAGCACCTGCGTAGGACTCCTGCAGGGCGTCAAGAATGATCGCCTGCGCTTCAGCTGTGCGGCCTGTGCTTTCCAGCTGCTTGGCGAGGTCCTTCTGTTCTTCTGTGAAGCGAAAGCCCTGGTCGCTCAGCGAGCCCAGCCCTTTCGACGGCACGTCGAGCGCCCGGCCGATTGTCTCGGCGGCGGCCTTGACGGTCATGCCTGTTCGGGCGGCCATATCTGCGGCAGCCTGCAGCGCCACGGGGAACTGATCGCCTACGATGCCGGTGAATGCCAGCAACGTGGTTTGCGCTTCGGCAAAATCGCCCGTGCTGAACATGCTCGCGCCACTCATGGCTGCGGCCATGGCGTTCAGCTGCTCGCGAGAATAGCCGGCAGCTTCACCGGTGGATCGCAGCACGGCGGCAAGCTGTGCCTGCTGCATTTCCAACTGCTTCGTATTGTCAACGACCTTGAGCAGCGCACCACCCGCGCCAATGGTGCCCAGCACCCCGCCGAGCGTTTTCCAAGCTTTTGCCGCCTTCGCGGCGGAGTCTTCCATTTCCTTACCTGAGCGCTTGGCCTTGCGCGCAGCCTTATCCATTCCAGCTTCGAAGCTTCCGACCTTAGCTACCAAATCGAGCGTGAGCGTGCCCAGTGACTTGCTGGCCATGAACTTTCCTCTGGGCAATAAAAAACCCGCCGAAGCGGGTCTTGATGATTCTTTCGGGCTACCGACGCGGGTCGCCAATAGAGCTAGCGGTGTGGCTTTTCACCGTACCATCGGGGTTCAGGATCACCGTGACGGACTGGTTCGTATAGCTGGAGCCGGCAAACCCGACCTTGGCGTATCCCCAGCCGATGACCTCTGCGCCGTCCGAACTCTTCGACGTTACGACGGGTCGGCCAAAGCTGGAAAGCAGCTCCTGCTTGGTCGTCACGCCGGGCTCGATGGCCGAAATCTGAGCCTCGGTGATGGGTCTTCCGTGGCTAGCGCAAGCAGCCAAAGTCAAAGCAGCGAAGAGCATGAGTAAGGTGCGCACGGACTTTCCTCCATTGATAGAAACTGGAGCCTATCAGAACGCCAACATCACCCCCAGCTCTTCATGGCTTCTTCCAGCGTCAGCTCGGGCTGGTCGTGATAAGGCGCGAAGTCGTGCAGCTGGAATGCCGGCGCGTGCTCCTTGCGGTGCGCGTTGGCGTATAGCGTGGCGAGCAATGCCGATCCGCGCTCGATACGCATTCCCGCATTCAGGCTGCCACGCTTCGCCCGGTACTTTACCCACTGCAAAAACTCTGGGTAGCTGATCCGCTCCTGGGCTTCAGCGATGGTGCGGCCTCCGACGCCGCACATCACCAGCTCATGCCACATCTCGGCCTCAGCGGTCAGCTCGGCGTCTTTCCCAGCCCCGCCACCTCACCGATGACAGACAGCAGCGCGACGGTCAGACTGCCATCCAGCGGCCCCCGCTCAGGGTCGGCATCGCCTGTGATGTCTTCTGGCGTGAAGACCGGCGCACCGGTTTCGTCGCAGATGCAGGCGGCGATTCGGCCCGCCACCGGATCACGACCCCCCGTTGTGCCGTACAGATCGGACACCGCCGACTTGTAGGAAAGCGGCCGCACGTAGACCGTGGCGGTCAATTCCTTCTCGCCCTGCTTCCAGGTGATTTCGCGCTCAACTGGGGCGCCGGTAAAGGCGCCCGCTTGCTTGAGGGTATCGAGTGTCAGCTTCATGGGGCAGTTACCTTCTTGATCCAGGCGGAGCCACCGGAGCGCTGAATGGTGGCCGCAGTGGTGACGACAGTGTTTGCCGCGAAATCAAACGGGAAGTCGGAGACGTAGCCATCGAACAAGAACCAGGTGCGCGTCTCCGGCAGCTCGAAGTCGTCGCCCGCTACATTGAGGGTCGGCGCAATGCCCTTGCCATCGGACCAGCCCACAGCCCATTTGATGTTCTCGATGGTGTCGTCTTCGCTCAGCTGATGCAGGCGCACGTGCGACGCGTTGCGCGGGTCGGCGTTGAGGGTCAGCGATGCTTGGCCCGGAGTACGCAGACCACGCAGGTAGCTGCGAACGGTTTCGCTCAGACAGGTGTCTTCGATCTGGTCGGCCGGGTTGCCGCCTGGCGTGAATGCCGTAGCGCACTCGATCTCCAGAACCTCGAAAGTGGCTGGATCGTCTTCGGTCGGGACCAGGGCATAGATCTGAGTGCCTTGAGTCAAAATGCTCATCGTGTGTTTCTCCGTTGCGGGTTTCTTGGGGTACAAAAAAACCCGCGCGTGGCGGGCTGTTGGGTTGTTGGGTTGCTTCGTTTTAGCGGTGAGCGTGCCAGTCCACGTCGAAGGACAGGCGATAGCGCCCAGTGGCCGGGTCTTTCCGCTCGCCGCCCCAGCGGGTGATGTGCGCGTGCAGTTCGATGGCGTCACGCAGCGCAGCGCCGGCCTGGCGAGCGCTGTCGGCGGAATTCCCGTATACGTCAACCTGCAGGGCGAACAGATCGATATCCGGACGGCTGCCAAGGTAATTGCCCGGCACACCGTCAATGGTCTGCCAGACGGCATAGGGATCTGCCACGCCTTCCGGGGCCTCGCCGAACGGGTACAGCCGGGTAGGGTCGGTACCCAGCGCCGCCTGAACCGTCGGCGATGCCGCTGCGACCTTGAAGATTGGTGGGTACATGCTCACCCCTGGGCTGCTTTCTTGGCCGCACGCTTGATGGCGCGGTCAATGGCCTTTTCGTATTCGGTGACGAACGTGTTGGTGGCGGCGGCTATGTTGTCGGCCAGGGCGCTGCGCATGAAGGGCTGCGCCTGCATCTTCTCGGTACCGAACTCCAGCAGGCGCCAGTGCGGCGTCGGCGAGTTGGCGGAGGTTTCGCCTCGGTGCCTCAGTACAGCGCCTTGACGAACGCCGATACGGAACCCGAGATCGCCAGTACGCTTGAACTGGCGCCCATTCCAACGCAGGGCAATGTTGTCCGCGATGCTCCGGCCCGTTCCTGGGTCATCGACGCGCTCGGCGCCCTCCTTGGCCTTGGCAGCGATCAACTGCGCAGCTTTGCGCAGGGCAAAACGACCGCCCTTAAACTTGACGTCCTGCTTCACCGAGTCGAGTTTACCGAGCAGGCTGTCCAGCCCGATCAGGCTGAATTCGATTGTTTCCGCCATAACACCACCTCTACCTTGCCGCGCAGCTTGCGGGTGTACACCTGGTCGCGTAGGCGACGATGGACCCGGAACGGGCGAGGCATAAACACCACCACGCCCGCGCGGGTATCAGCCCACACGACGCCGTCGATCTTATGGCCATTGACCCAGACATCACGCCGCCCACGACCGTCGCCGGGTGTATGGATGTGTTCAACCATCCTTCACCCCCTCACTGACAGGCAGCGTCAGATACTCAATGCCGCTATCAGGGTCAGGCAGCACGCCGTGGATGGCGTAGACCTTGGCCCGATAGAGCGCCCGCATACTGGCCAGCACGCCGACGCGATAGCGCAGGACGATGCGGGCTGATACCTCTGACTGAGCCGCCTGAGCGGCGATGAAATCCCGAGCGCTCAGCGGCTCGATGCTGGCCCAAAGCTTCCTGCCAGGCGCCGGCCAATCCTGCCATGCCAACGCCACGGCGCCGGTTTCAGAGTCCTGGACCTGCACCTGCTGCTGAAGCTGAATGCGGTGCCGCAGCTTGCCGGCGCGCATCAGCTGGGCACCCGAACAACCGAGCCGTCCATATAGCGAACCTCATCGACGGCAGGCGCCTCGGCAGCGTCGCCATCAACGACGATGCTCACCAGGGCCATGTTGCTCTCGGCCAGCTTGTTGATCGCCGCCGTCTGCTGTTCCAGCGCGGCGATCAGTCGTTCCAGTGAGTCGTTCACGGGCAACCCTCATCCATTTTGCTATTCGTTCGCGCCGAGCGGCGCATGCGGAGCAGGCCATCAGAATCTCTTCCGATACCAGAGCAGCCGCTCGACGCCGAGCGCCACGCTGGTGGCAATGGTGCCGGTGACCACCGCCTCACGGTTGGCGTACCAGTGCGCGACCAGCAGCACCACGGCTTGCCAGACATCCGGCGTCAGCTCCATCTGTTCGGGGGGCAACTCAACACCAGGTGTTTCTACTACGAGCTTGCGGTCGCAGTGCTGCTCAACATGGGCCAGCGCAGCCTCGACATAGCCCTTGAGCAGCTCATCCTCTTCGTCACCGTCGATGCGAGCCTGTAGCTTGAGCCGCTCCAGGATTTCGGGTTGCGCTTGCCAGTCGATGATCATTACGCGTTACCACCAGCCGAATCAGGATCGGCATCGGCGTCAGTATCGGTATCAGCACCAGGGTCGGCATCGACGTCAGCATCAACATCGGCATCAGTAGGCGTCAGCTCGGGCTGGACCGGTGCCGCCGGCTTGGCTTCCTTGGGCGCGGCTGGTTTCCTGGCTTTCGGCGCAACCGGCTTGCTGGTATTGGGCCTGGATTCGTTGGCTACCTCTTCAGCCAAGCCCTTGCCAATCAGGGCGTGGCCGTATTCGGCGTCAACCTTGTCGAACACCTGGCCGGCCACGACCTTGGATGAAGCGGCACCGAGCAGCTGCGCGTTGCCGATAAACCCCCACAGCACTTTGATTTTCATGTTGCCTCCAGAGGCGACGAGGCCGGCAACATGGCCGGCCTCGGTTGGCTTACGGATGGGCTCAGACGGCGAAGCGGCCTTTGACCAGAGCTTCGCGGCGGCGAACGCCGAGGCCCAGGCGCTCTTCCACCAGCAGGGCGCGTTCGTTCTTGATGAACTGATCGTTGATCAGGCCCATCTTGAAGAGGAACGACATGCGGTCGAACAGGATCGAGGAGCGTGCAAAGTTGGCAACCAGGAATTCGCCGCCGACATCCTCGTCGCCCTCGTCGACGCTGTCGGAGGTAATCACCGGACGACCCCACAGCACCGGCGTGACCAGTCCCTGCAGGTTGGCGAACAGGTAGCGGTTCTCGCCGTCCTTCTGCAGCTCGATGTTCATCCAGTCGAGTTCGGTCATCACCAGGCCGTCCGACGACAGCTTGGACTGCTTGCGCACCTGGTAGATGGCGCGGCGCATGATGTCGATGGCGGTATCGCCTGCTTTGGTCAGCGCCGCATCGTAGGTGGTCGCCTGGGTCATCAGGCCGTTCAGGTTCTCGCCGGTACCGTCGCCCTTGAGAATCTGCGCCTCTTCTTCCAACTTGAGGTCGTAGCGCAGCAGTTCCTGAATGTAGCCAAGCAGCTGCGGCACGTCATCCAGCGCCTCATCGGTGACCGGCATCCACACGGCGATCTTCTTGACGCGATCGGTCACGGTCTCGAAGGTCACATTGCTGGTGGGCTTGAGCGCACCTTCAGCAACCGGCGCCGCGCCGCGGGTGTGCAGCAGTTCCTTGAAGTAGCTGTAGCTTTGCCCGCTAACCGGGATGGTGGTGAGCAGGTCGCGAATGCGCAGCTCCTGACGAATACCAGGCTGAATGGTCGGGTCGTAGTTCGGCACTACGATGCCAGCGCTGGTGACCTTGGTTTCTGTCATGGAAGCCAGATCGGACTTGATCACCTCGATCTCGGCGCGGGAGGCGGCCTTCTGCTGCAGGTTCTTGTAGCTGTCGTCGCCCTTGACCAGGCTAAGGAAGGATTTGCCCTCACCCGGCTGGCCACGCAGCTTGACGCCTTTTTGCTCCAGGTCCTGCACCTGGTCGATGACCTTCTGCAGTTCGTCCTTTTGCTTCTGGATGTCCTTCTTCAGTTCGGTGGCAACGGCGTTGCCCTTCTCGACTTCCGCAATGGCGGAGTCGTATTTGGTTTGCAGGCCCTGAAAGCCTTGCTTCAGTTGCAGTTCCAGGGAGTCCTTCAGTTCTTTAACTTCGCTCATGGCGTTGCTCCAAAATGGGTGGTGAACAGGGTTGAAATGTCTTTCAGCTCTTCCACGATCGCCGTGGCCTCGCTGCCGCCGTCACGGCGGAGCGCGGGATAGCCGAGCGAAGCGACTGCTGCCGCCTCCTTCTGTGAGAGCCCCATGCGTTCACGCAGGGCGTTCTCGAATAGCCGGATGTCCGACTTGACGCTGAGGACCTGGGCTTCAGGGTTCATGCCGAAGGGCACGAACGATGCTTCCCAGAGTTCGGCGGATTTGATGACGCGCACGTTGCGGCCGGCGCGCTGCTGGTAGTCGGCCTCCAGGGTGTTGAAGCCGATGGACATGCTGTCCAGGCTGCCGTCCTTCATCAGCTCATAGGCATCGCGGGCGTAGCTGACGGCCAGGTTGACGCGGCCCTTGAGGTAAAGGCCGTGCTCGTCCTGGCTGAATTCGGAGGTACCGACCAGGCGGGTGAGGTCGTGGTACAGGGCCAGCTTCAGCCGACCATTGCGGGCGGTCTTCACGCTGGTGAAGGCGCCCTTGAGGATGACGTCATCGCCCAGGTCGACGTTATCGAACACCGCGGCGTAGCCCTCGAAGTTGCCGGCGTCATCCGCCGCCTTTACCTCGAAGGGGCAATCAAGTTTGCTGAGCATTGGTCTGCATCTCCCATCGGGTAACCTGGTCGTATTGCTCGCCTTCCAGCGGCGGCAGGTTTTCTTTGCGGCGGACTTCGTTGATGGTCATCCAGCCAGAGCCGCCGGAGCCGCCAAGGGCTGCCGCGAAGAGCGTGGCTCGCCCTGCACTATCGGCGCGCTGCAAGCCTTCGACGACGAACTCCACGAAGCGCGGCGTGCCACGAAACAGCTTGTCGTTGAGCTCGTCTTCTACCGCATCGACGTAGGGCTTCAGGCCAAAGGTGACGTAGCCAATCAGCTGCTGTTCCAGGTTCGATCCCATGATCGAAGTCTTGCCGGCGCGGTTGGCCAGCCAGAGCGGCACGCCGTAGATGCCGGCCAGTGCCTCTTCCTGGAACTGCTGAGACTCGATGAACTGGGCATCCTTTTGGCTCAGGCCTGCCGGCACGATGCTTGGGCCACCCTGCAGAATGGCCATCTTGCCGATGTCGTCAGCATCGCCTTTGCGCACATCAGGGAATTTGGCGAGCACCTGCTTCTGCTGGGTTTCACTCAGAAACTCTTTGTAGACGACATAGCCACCAGTGAAGCCGCCCTTGCGCATAAAGCGCGATGACCACTGCTGGCCGGCTTTGGCCAGGCCCATGGTTTCGGCTTGGTACTCGATGGGCGAAAGCCCGACGATGCCGTCCAGGCTGAATATCTTGAAGTGCAGCATGTTGTCCGGTGACACCGGGAAGCGCTCGCCGCCTTTGGGCTGGACCCAGTAAAGCAGCTCGTCTTCGGTGTCGATGGTCACCGAGTCGAGGGCCAACGGCACCAGACCAATGGCCTCGCCGTTGCGGTTGCGCTCGATCAGCGCGAAGGCGTTGCCCCGCAGCGCCATGTTCACGACTACGAACTTCAGGAAGTTCAGCATCGTCATGTACGGGTTGGGCTTGCGGAGCAGCTTCTGCGCGCGGTCGGTACGGCTGACCAGCTTTCGGTCGCCGTCGCCGTCCTCGTACAGCTTGAGCGGCAGGCCGCTCAGGGACTCGGACAGGATCTTCACGCACGACCAGACCATGCTGATGGACAGCGCGACCGAGGTGGCGACGCGCACACCCGCCTTGGTGCGCTTGCCACCGACCTCCATGTCCACTTCGACATAGTCGCCCGTCGCCGGGTCGGTATAGCCGAACATCCGCCAGGTGCGGGGGTTGTACCAACGAAATGCCATGGTCAGCCTATGAGTCCGAAGAAGCCGTTGTTGAGGTAGTCATCCATACCGGCGAGGGCAGGAGGGTTGGCAGCCATCAGTGAAACCGCGTTGAATAGGGCCATGAGCGGGTCGATCTTTGCAGAGCCGCTGGCTTGCTTGGTAATCAGAATTGAGTTGGCGCGCGGCTCTACCTTGGCGTTGCTGCAGCACCAATCCATGAGCGGCTGCGCGGCATGGACCAGCCCGCCCTCTGCCAGCTTTCGCTCAGTGGTCTTGATCGCCCCGCCCATCCGCCAACCCTGGCTGACACCGACGACCTTTTCCGAGTCGATGCCGCCGCCAACCAGCGCTTCGAGGATGGCGCCGATGCCGGCGGGGTCGAGCCCGACCTCGTGCAGCAGGCCTGCCTGGTCGATCTGGCAGACAATCGAAGCGATCTCTGCAACGTCTTCGCCGATGTGATCCACCAGCACCAGGTCCCCACTGCGCGCGAAGTCGTGTAGCCGTGGGGCGATCTCCTTGCGGCGCTGCAGCACAGACGGGTGCGCCCATGCGCGGCACCAGCCAAGCCACTGCCGGGTTTCCCTGTCGCGCCCAACCACGGCGAGGCCGAGCAGGTCATCGAGGCCGCCACCGTCTATGCCGACAGTGATCACCTCGCAGCGCTCGATGATGCTGTCGAGCGTGATGTCTTGCTGTGCTCGCGCTTCCCAATATTCGGCGCCTGCCCAATTGTCCGAGCGCAGCGCCAGGCCGATCTCGACGTTGAGGTGCTTGGCGAGGAACTGCTGGAAGCTGCCATCAGTGTTCTGCTGGTTACGCCGCAGCTGATCTTCCAGCCAATCACGGCTCACCGAGCGCCCCAGGTTGGGGTTGGTGATGTGGAAGTTTTCCGGCTGCAGGTAGGCCTTGCTTTCGAGCATGGCCGGCGGCCACTCGTACAGGATGCCCAGTGAGCGCGGGTCGTGAATCTTCCCGTCGCGTACGCCGCGGTGGTAGATCAGCTTTTCGCGAAAAACGCCTGCGGGCGGTTCGTCGCTTTGCGTGGTCAGGAAGATGACCCACCCCTCAGGACGCGACACCTGCCCGCCAAGCGCTTCCATGAGCATCGCCGAAGCGTTGGACTTCTTTCCCAGCAGCCAAAGTTCGTCGACCAGGATGCGGCCAGACTTCTTGCCGGTCACCGTGTCGGTATCAGCAGCCACCACTTTCAAGCTGGCACGAGACACGCGGTGAGTGATAGTCCGCACGTGATCCTGAACGTGGAACAGCGCAGACAGTTCAGGGTCGGCGCGTATCATCCCTGCCGCCGGCTTGAAGCTGTTGTCCGCGACCTCTTTTGTAGGCGCCAGAATCAGGTGTTCTTCGTCCTCACGCCAGCAGAGGATCACAGCGGTGATCATGATCCCCGCGGCCACGGTGGACTTGGTGTTCTTCTTGCTGATCAGCATCAGGAACTCGCGGATCAGCTGGTGCCCCGTCTGCGCATCGTAGGCGCCGAAGATGGCCGCCACGAAATCGAATACCCAGTCATCGCTGCACTCACCGAAGGTAGGCTTGCCGGGCAAGTCCACCACGCGCAGTTGCTTGAAGATGGCCAGCGCATGCGCTGCCTGGTCCGGGTAGATCGGCGCCGGGATGATGCTGTCCCCGGCCACAAGCCGATCTGCCCAGTCCGGGCACGAGGTCTGCCATTGCATATCAGTTCACCAGTTTGAGTTGCCTCGATGGCGGCGCAGCCTGGGCAAAGCGGCCAGTCGCTACCGACTCCGCTGCGGTGGTTTGCTGCTCTTTCTTGCCGGACTCGCCACGCTTCTGATGCTCGAAGGGCAGCAGCGCGACAGCCGCCTGGATGCGTGTCTTCGGGTCGAGCCGTTTGTTGTTCATCGCGTGACGCAGCATTTCTTTCGGGTCTTCGAAAAACTCACCGTCGAACTCGACTTCGGGGGGCAGAGCATCGCGCCCTGCCGCTGGCGTTGCTTCGGACTCCACATGCTTCAGCCGGGCTAGATGCGCCAGAACGTTCGGGTGTTTCTCAAGGCGGGAGCCCGCCTGTGATGCAGACTTGGCGGGGCAGCCTGCCGCCAGCGCCGACTCTTTGATGGACGCCCCCGACATCCGGGCTTCGGCGTACTTACGCTGCTGTTCAGTTAACGCCATGGCTTAACCAAATCCGTTAAAGGGGATTAATTTCGCGCGTGGGAGGGGGTGAGGTTTCCGAGCGCGACGGATTCCTATATTTCGACCCGCCCCGATCAGCGCATTTGCTCCAGGTCGGAGCCCGTTTTGCGGCGATGGCAACCAACCTCACGCCCGTCCGGGCTGTCGACGCAGAGGATCTGGCAGTTGGCCTCAACATCCTCGCCACCCATGCCCAGCGGCACCTTGTGATCGAGCTCGAAGCCGCCGGGGAATACGACCCACCGTCCGCAGTCGGCGCAGTGAGGATTGGACAGCCACATCTCAAGGCGCCGCGACTGCAATCGCCGGCCAGTGATACGTCGATCAGCAACCACGCGCACCACCGGCCCACTGGCCTTCGCCATCTTCAGGTTGGAGCCGCGCATCTTTAGCCGTGGCCTATTCATGGCGCACTACTCGCCTGCTCGATGGGTTGGCACACCACAAACCCCCGCCTTCTTCGCCAGCCACCGCGAGTACAGCCCACTGGCCACGTCAGCACCTAGGCATGCGACCACACTACCCAGCGCACCAGCCGTCAGCAGGCTCGAACCCCAAGCAGTGGCCAGCAGCACGGTAGCCAGGCCGAACACCGCCGAAGCGCCGAAACGCAGCAGCACACGCTTGATCAGCTCACCCACCGCCATGCCGGCAGCATCGGCACGCCACATCTCACCAGTCAGGCCAGCCAGCGCCACCAGGATCAGCAGCCACGTCGGCAAATCGGCCAGAGTTTGCTGCACCTGTTGTTCGCTCGACATGCTGGACTCCACAGCGGGGCTCAATAAAAAAGGCCCACCGTTACGGGTGAGCCTGAAATGGGTGCCCTCTTTCGAGGGCTGGCCTGCCGGGGGACAGTCCGCGACACAGCACGTCGCTTGGGGGTTATCGCTGCGGGCGCAGCTCTACAACCATGGGAGCTTTTTACAGTCGACATGCAGTGGCGTAAACCCTGCATTTACGCCCCTCTTGAATCCTCCGCGAATGCTCCGCCAATCCTCCCGCAATCCTCGAAACGCTCCCGACGAACGGTCACAGCCCACCGCCAGCAGCAGCCTTCACCGCTCTCGCCGCAGCCTTGCGATCAGCACAGCGCCGCCGCTCAGCCCGTGCAGCATCCCGCGCCGCGTCTCGGGCCAGCCGCGCCCGCTTGATCGCCGCAGCGTGGGCATCGGTGCCCCGCTCCGCCGCCTGCAACCGTGCCAGCGCCACCGGCCACTCCGCCAGCAGCTCAGCGTGCAGCTCATCCACCTGGCTGCGATACGTCCGCATCGATATCCCCAGCCGCTGGCACTGCGCCGCCACGGCTACCGCCTGCGCCCCCTGGCAATAGCGCACCTGCGCCAACCGCTGCAGCACCCGGCCACGCGACCCCAGGCCGACCGGCGCATCCTTCGCCATACCGTCCAGCGCTATACCTACCGCCTCGCTCGCCCGGCTGATCGCAACAGCGCACTCGACCAGTGACAGGCAGCGATGCCCGCCCACACCGCCCGGCGCATCGTCACCCATCCGACCCAGCGGTGAGGCGATGGCCACATCCAGAGCAGGGTCCACAACTTCACGGCCCCAGGCCTGCAACAGCACTTCCATGGCATCAATCATGCTGCGTCCCCCAACCCAACACAAAAAGCCCAACCCGACACAAACCCGACACACTTAAAACCCTTATAAATCAATGCCTTCAAAGCAACTGTGTTGGGTGTGTTGGGTTTGTTGGGTTTTTCAGCCCTCGCATAGCCTTTTTTTGCATCGTCACCGGGCAGGCTGATATGCCGAAACAAAACACACGCATACGCGCGCGCGCGACCCCAAACCCAACACACCCGACACACAGCCCGCAAAGCCGCGCCGTTGCTGGCCTCAAACTGTGTTGGGTTCGCAAAACCAACCCGACACAACCCAACACAACCCAACACACTTTTGAGCGCAGTCATGCCGCAGCCCTCTTCAAATGGTCCCAGCCATCCACGTCCCAGCCCGCCTTGCGAGCCACGTCACGCCACTGCGCCACATGCTGGCCCAGCGCAGCGGCGTTCATAGATGGGGGCAGGGAAGAGTGCTCGTCATCCGGCACGAAGAAGGCCCCGAAACGCCTGTTTGCGCCATCCGTCCAGGGGATGCTGCGCGTCTTCGTCACCTCAGAGCTGATGAACAGACTGAACTTCGTCTGGCTCATCGAGTGTTCGCGGTTGTGCTGGCACCACTCAAGGAACAGCGCGTACAGGTCCGACGATAGGCACGCGCCCCATAGCCCGGTACCCAGCTCACCAATCCGCCATTGATGCAGGAACGTCTGCCATCCCGCCCGCGAGAGTGCCACCAACCGCTGCCGCGCCTCGGTTTTCGGTGGTCGCGTGCGCTCATTAAAGTCGCCCAGGTCAACCGCCAGCAGCCACGCATAAAGCGCCGCCACCCCACCGTTTGCCAGCTCAGCGCCAATGGCCCGCTGCCGCTCTTCGGGCAACGTCTCCAGCGGCCACATCACCAGAAAGCGCCGGTCCGACTCACTGATCGGCCACGGCAGAATCTCGTTCGAGAGAAACACCGCATTCATATGGTTGGCTTCTTCCCAACCGTTGATGAACTTCGATTCCATCCGCACCGTCTTGCCGGTGATCAGGTGCTTGATCTTGCCCACCTGGTTGTACCGCTGGTCGCGGCTCACAACCTCCTCGAACACAGCCCACAGCTTGCGGCTCTGCCAGGCGTTGAAGTTGCTTTCCAGCTGCGTCTGCCCAACCGTTGCCGCATATGGCCCATACAACGCACCCAGCGTATCGGCGAACAACAGGCTTTTGCCCGAGCCCTCCATCACCGAGTGCATCAGTACCGCCGTATCCAGCTTCGCGCCGGGGTGCTGCAATGGGTACGCCAGCCACTTTGTCAGCCACTCCAGCGGCGCGGCATCGTGGTTGCACAGAAAGGAAATCAGCCAGCGCAGGTTCGCGCACGCTGCATCATCACGCACCGGCTCCAGCGGCAGCCCCTCGAACGTGTTGATATAAACAGCCGGGTCCTTCGTCATCGTCGGGTCGAACACAATGTGGTCCACGTCCACCGTGCGCCGCTCTGCAGAGTTCAACCACAGCGCATAAGCATCGCCCAGCGCCATTTTCACCGCGCCTTCCGGAATACGGCGCTTCTTCTCGCGGTCCCACACATCCTTGGTGCCATCGATGTACACATAACGCTCTATCGGGTTCATCCCCAGCGCCGTGGCCTTCTTGCCCGCCATGCGCCGCGCCTGCTCGATCTCCCGCACCGTATCGGCACCGATCAGCTTCTTGCTGGTGTCATCCGTCCAGAGCTTGGCCAGCGGCTTGGTCACCAGCGCCTCGAAGGCCGTCTTCTTCATCACGGCCTTCTTGTCCTGGTCCCACACCTGCGTCGTGCCCTCCACCAGCGCAAAGCGCCGCAGCAGCTGCTCACTGGTAAAGCCCGCCCCCGCCCCCCCGTTGTCGGAGGTGCCCGCCGGCGCTGCGGCTTCGGTGCCAGATGGGGTCGGGGAAGGCACACCAGCCGCCAACGCGGCCTCCAGCTGCTGCGTTACCGCCTCCAGCCCCCAGCCCGCATGCAGATCATTCCAATCACCGGCAGCGCCCTCGCCCGGCATCACCGGGAAAGCAGCCAGCCCGCCAACCGCCAGCGCCGCCGCTTCCGCCTTGGTACGGCCAGGGTTGCCGGGTTTTGTCGGGTCATCATCACCGGCAATCACCAGCTGCGCGTCCGGGTGCTGCTCAGCCAGGGCGCGAGCCACTGCCGGCATGTTGCCCGAGTCCAGCGCCATCGCCACCGGCCAGCCCTGCGCCATATGCACGCTCGCCGCCGTCGCATAACCCTCGGCCTCGCCGATCACCGCCGCGCCGGCCAGCTCGCCCAGCACGTGGCAGCACCCCGCCTTGCGCCCGTACTTCGGGAACAGCTTCGTGCCCTGCTCGTTGATCGCCTGCAGGCTCCACAGCTTGCCCGCCGCATCGCGCAGCGGAATGGCAATGCTGCCTGCCTTGAACATCAAGAAGCTGATCGAGTCCGGGCGTGGCTTCGGCAGGTTCGCGAAAAACGCCCGCGTCTCGCTGCCTGCCCACACATCACACCGCTGCCGCTCGTCATCGATTGAGAGCACCACCGTGTAATGGAAGTACCCAACACCAAAAGCCCCCACCTGCTTACGTTCCAGGTAGGGGCTCGAACCTTCCGGCTTGCAATGCTTTTCCCAGATCAGCTGGCAGGCGCCGGCCACGGCTTCACGCATCACCTGCGCCCGCGCCTCATCCGCCTCGATTTCGGCCTGACGCACAGCGCGACGCGCTTCGGCCTCGGCATTCAGCCGGCGCTTTTCCTCGGCGGTCATCGGCTCCCGGCGCGGTCGCCAGCCGCCATCGCGGGCCAGCTTGATCACCGTGCCCATGCCCGTGCCCGCCTTGCGGAACGAACGCCACACCGTCTTGGCGTCCGCCGTGCTGTAACTGTCCGCTTGGGCACTCCACGTATCCCAGGCGTCGAAACCGTTATTGCCGAATTCAGCCTTGATGCCCATGCCCACCTGCAACCAGGTGTCACGGTCATCAGCGGCGATGTACTGCAGCAGCTCAGCCAGGTCGGCGAGGGTCAGCGGTACTTTCTCAGACATCACCCGCCCCCTTGACCACATGCAGCTGCTCGCGGGCGAGCTTGATGTTGGCCTCCTTCAGCATGTCGAGCACAAACGAGGAATCCGCGACACCAAGATCAGCGGCCATGGAGCCGCCTACCGAGCCGATGAATGCGGCATAAAGGCGAGCCCGCTTCGCCGGAGTATCGAGCCCGTTCGCCAGGGCGATTTCCATAAAGGCGCCACCCAACTGCTCCCAGAGCAAACAGCCGAGGTCTGTAGCGTTTACCTCACCCACGCTTCACCTCCCGAACCCGCTGGCACTCAACGCACGTCGTGCAGCCGGCCACTTTCTCGCGGCGCAGCGCCGGGATAGGCTCGTCACAATCCTCGCAATGGGTAGCGCTCGGCCCGCTGGGCTGCGCCGCCGCGCGCTGGGCCAGGGCTAGCTCCAACAGGTACTCCGCCTGCTCGTTACCGAGGTCAACGATGTCAGCCATGAGCCACTTCCCCCGGTGCAACCGCTTCCAGCATCGCCAGCTCCGCACCGGCCACAATGCCCAGCAGCTGGGCCACCACCTGGTTGGCGTGGTACCGCAGCGCTTCAACCTCATGGGGCAGCCAGCGGTTATCCGCCGCGCCCTCGTGCAGGCTCTGCACAAAGTCGCCCTTGGCCCGCATCACCTGGGCCAGCCCCTTCAGTGCCTCGCGTGTGGCCGGTACCGGCACAGGCACATAAGCCACCGCGCCGGCCGGGCGTACCAAAGCCGCCAGCAGCCGCGGGTCGCGAGTGGTGCTGACGATTTCTTCCAAGAACTCAGGGTGGATCGGGCGATTGCCCGTAGGGTTGACGCGCTTGCTCAGCTCGTCCGGGTCCATGCCGATGTCCAGAGCAACGCGCAGCTGCCCTCCTTCCGCGTCCCGCGTGGCGCGGTACAGCGCTTGCCTTACATTCAGCACCGGGCCAGCGCCCGGCAGAAGATCCTTGCGACTCATAGCGTTAACGCCCCCGTAACGCTGTAGCCAGCCGAAGGGCAAATGCCCTACAGTTGGCCTACAGCTCGCGACCCCGAAGAACTGCTGTGTCCAAAGGTCGCGTGTTGAGGTAGTCAGGGGTGGTACCCGTCTACCGGACCTCCGGGCCAGGGCTGAAACTTTAGCGAGCGAACGCCCTGGTCCCGGACTCTATTCAGCCTGCCGCATAGCTGCAGGCTTTGTTGCTCTTGGGCTGCTTGCCCGGCGCCGGCCCTATGGCGCTGGTGAGGCTCTAGGGCCGGCTCCCGCCGTGATACTGATTGTTGCTGTGCTGTGTCCCTATCGGCGGGCTGTGATTCGTTATGCGCGGCGTTCGGCTTGGCGCCGTTCAGCAGCTCGCCGCTCAGCGCAGCGACGAGCCGTGCCACGTAGGTAAGCCCACTCAATGTCCGGGCGCGTTTCCTCGCAAGGGATAGCCCCGGCGGATGCGCGATCAAGCGCAATACACAGCGCAGCGCTGGCCCGGCGATTCCCGTAAGCAACTTGGCGCAGCTGCCCCGGCGTGGTCTGGCACTTGGCCGCCAGCTGCTGTAGGCCGTCTTTGTCCAGAGACTTGATGTAGTCGAGAAGCGTCATGTGTACCTCCAATTGGCAGGCACATTAGCAATCGCTAAACATTAGCGCAATAGCAATTTGCAATTTACACAATGCTAACAACCGGCGAGCATTCACAAATGGATATTTACGAAGCCCGCATCGCCGCCCTGGCCGCTCTGATTGGCGAATCCTCCCTCAAGGATTTCTCAGATCGCTACGACATAACCCCGTCTCACCTGTCGCAAATCATCAACGGCCACAGGAGGATGGGCGAGCGCGCCGCCGCCAACCTCGAAGCCAAGATAGGCCTACCACCAGGCGCACTGGTGGCGCCCAGCACCTTCAGCAACCGCGCAGAAAATCAGCCCGCCCCCCATATAGCTGGCAACGCCCTGCCAGCACCGGCCCAGGCGGGGCGTGGCAGATTGCTGCCGGTCATCGGCTACGTGCGGGCCGGCGAATTCTGCGAAGCCATCGACAACTTCCAGCCGGGCGATGCCGATGAATGGATGGAGGCTTACGGCCCTGCAGGCCCCAACTCCTTCATCCTGCTCGTCGAAGGCCACAGCATGGACCCGGACTTCCGTCCGGGCGACAAAGTAGTCGTAGACCCGAGCGCGCAGTGGGAAAACGGCGATTACATCATCGCCAAGCGCGCCCGTGATCAGGCCGTGACCCTCAAGCAGATCAAGCGCGAGGGCGACAGACACTACCTATACGCTACTAATCCTGACTGGCCGCAACGCATCATAGAAATGAACGAGGAATGGCATATCTGCGGGCGCGTACGCCGCAAGATTGTTGAATACTGACAAACGCTTAAAATTTAGCGATTGCTATTGCGCTAAGCTTTAGCGGCTGCTAACGTTCGCCCCGTACCCCTCACCAAGGTCACGGAGCAATCATGGACACAGCACAGCACAACAGCACCCGCTGCCCGGTGTACCTACACCCGACAGCCGCCACCAACCCTACCGCCATCGCGCGCATCCAGCAGGCCACCGGGCAGCTGATCGTGCTGAACGGTGGGCGCCCACAACTCAAGCGCAACACCCTGCCAGCCTTTGAAGACTTCGGTCCGTTTGATGGCGGTGCAGCATGAGCCCCGTCATCCGCCGCCGACTGGAAGAAATCTTCGGGCTTTGCCTGGCACTCCAGCAGCGCACCGACCTGCATGTGTTTTTCGACATACACGGGCACGTTGGCGTGGTCGCCGTCCTCGTTCGGCCTGCCAGCACTGACTACAGCGCCAACGCTGAAGGGACCCGCACCGACCTGTTCAAGGACGAAGCCAGCTTCGGGCTGGACCATGCGAGTTACGACTTCCTCACGCCAGACCAGCGCAACGACCGATGCCTGAGCGAGCTGACCAGACTGCGCGACGCTCTGAGCGACTTCGCGGATCACGCGGAGGTGTCAGCATGAAGCCCATCCTGATTGGCCTGCACGGCCTCGCCCGCACCGGCAAAGACACCGCCGCCCGTTACCTGGCCGCCCAGTGGAGCCTTTACAGCTACGCCTTTGCCGACCCCATCAAGGCCGCCATCGCCCAGCTGTTTAACCTCAGCCACGCCCACATCGAGGGCAACCTCAAAGAGGGATTGCTGCCCGGTATTGGCAAGTCGCCCCGGCAACTGATGCAGCTGCTCGGTACCGAATGGGGCCGCGAGCAGGTACACCCGGAGCTATGGCTGCTGCTCGCCGCGCAGAACATCGCCTGCCAGCAGGAGGTCGACCAGAGCCACTACAACGGCGTGGTGATCCGCGACGTGCGCTTCGAGAACGAGGCCGATTGGATTCGCCGCCAGGGCGGGCACGTGGTGCACATCCTGCGCCCTGATGCCCATTCGGTTTCGGCGCATTCCAGCGAGAGCGGCATTGCCATCCACGACAACGACTTCGTGATCCACAACGAAGGCACCATCGAGGACTTCCAGCGCCAGCTGGGCCGGATGATGGTCATTCTGCAGCGCGTGCACGCCACGCGCCCCGCAGCCTGAGGCCCACCACCATGAACCGTGACCTGGACCAAGCCGCCGCCGTACTCGGCATCGGCCCGCGCAAGCTGCGCCACCGGCTGCGTGAAGTGGGCGTGATCGACCACGAAGGCAAGCTGGCAGCCGCCTACCGCGACCAGGGCAACCTGTACGTGGACACCCGCCAGCGCTGGAACCCTGCCATCGGCAACTGGACGAGTTACGGCGTGATCATGAGCACCGAGCGCGGCATCGAGTGGCTGGCCGGCCAGCTGGGCATCACCATCACCCGCAAGGACAAAGCCGCATGAGCACCTCCGCCGCCCAACACGCCATCGGTGCGCTCAAGCTCGCCAGCCTGCACCTGGACCACCCCAGCGTGGTACCGGCTACCGTGCTGCGCGGCGCCTGCAACGAGGCCATCGCCCACCTGCACGCCAACCAGCCCCATGCGGATGATCTGGGCCGGCTCTATTGCAGCCTGTTCGCGGTGCTACCACGCGGCCATCTGCCCCACGTCACCCTCACGCTGGACGCAGCAGCGCCCTACGCCTGCGTCATCACCAACGCCGCCGGCGATCTGGTCGACCGGCAGGCGGGCAAAACCATCGAAGGCATCACCGAAATGATCCGCCTCCGTCATTCGGCGGGGTGCGGGGAGGCAGGAGGGCAGCAGCCGTGAGCAATACCTACCAGCAGCTGGTGCGCCGCTACGACCGGCCTTGCCTGCCGCTCGACGAAGTGCGCGCCGAGTACCTGCCGCACATCAACAGCATGGAATACCTGCTGGACGAGATCCGCACGGGGAACATCAAGCTGCGCTACACCCGCCTGCACGGCACCCGCAAAGCGCCGCCTGTGGTGTACCTGCAGGACCTGGCCAACTGGCTCGATGCGCAAAACCCAAACCCAATAAACACCGTCACCACCCAGGTGGCATAACCCGCCCAACCAAGGGCAAACCAAAGAGGCACAGCACGCCATGAAACCTACCGATACCAGCGATTTTATGAACAGCCTGAACGCCGGCGTATTCGCCCAGCAAGTGGGCCGCGCCCTCTCCGACGTCGCCGCCGGCGTGATTGAGTACAGCAAGCCGGGCGAGGTCACGCTCAAGTTCAAGCTGAAACAGATCGGCCAGAGCAACCAGGTAGCCATCTCGCACACCCTCGATTACGTCGAGCCAACCAAGCGCGGCAAGAAACGCGAGGACACCACCCTCGACACGCCCATGTATGTCACCGCCAACGGCGTCGAACTGTTCCAGACGGACCCGACCGCGCAGATGTTCAGCCGCGAAGAAGCGCCCGTAATCGCCCGCGAAGTCTGAGCCGGCGGCCAATCCAGCAACACCCAAAATCACTCACCAAGGAAGCACCACCATGTCACTGCCCAAAGACACCGCGCAGCTCATCATCGCCAACGCCCTGGCAGCTGCAGGCGAGCAAATCGAAACCAGCGGCCACACGCTCGCCGTGCAGCCCGAGGGCGTCAAGCTCGTCAATCTGGAGAAGTACCAGGCCATCCGCGACCGCTTCCGGGGCGCGCTGAGCACCCACGCCCTGGCCGACTTCGCCCGCTACGTCGAGCAGCACCCGGCTGACGACATCAAGCCCCACGGCTTCATCGACCAGGACCGCATGGCCTGCACCGTGATTTTCAACCTCGGTACCGAGGCCTATGCCGGCCACGGCGACGACACCGCCACCCTCACCCTCAAGCCAACCGCCGCCTACAAGGCCATGTGCGGCGTAGCCGGGCAGAAGCTCGTCCAGCAGGCGCTGGCCGAATTCCTCGAAGACTGGGCACCAAACATCACCGCCTACGCCGGCGATGAAAAGCTGAACATCGTCCAGGCCATCACCGGCATCCGCAAGATGACCATCAAGGCCACCAGCCAGCGCGACAGCAACGTCGGCGACTTCAACCACACTCGCAGCGCCATGGATGAAATCGAGGCACGCAGCCAGGAAACCCTGCCCACCCGCTTCGAGTTCGCCGCCGTGCCGTTCGAGGGGCTGCAGCCGGCCACCATCAACCTGCGCCTGTCCGTCATCACCGGCAGCGATGCACCCATCCTCAAGCTGCGCTGGGTAGCCGAAGAAGCCCAGCGCGAAGAGTTCGCCCGCGAGTTCAAGGGCGTGCTGGAGCAGCAGGTCGGCGGCTTCGTCCCGCTCACCATCGGCACCTTCCAGCTGGGCGCCTAAGCCACCACCCCGCCGGCCTCACCAGCCGGCGGGCACCACAACAGGGGACACAGCACATGAACCTCACCATCTATCAGATCATGGCCTTCATCGGCGCCATTGCCGGCATGGCCATCCTGTTCGGTCTGGGCTACGCAGAAGGCCGCCGCGCCCTGCGCCAGGACTACGACGCCGCCGCCGACGACCACCGCCAACTGCACAACCTCATGCGCAGCAAACTGCGCTGCGCGCGCCACGAGCGTGACATCAGTCGCCACAACGCCGCCCAAGCCATCGAGGCGTTGACCGAAGAGCGCGACCGCCACGCCGAACAGGCCACCACCCTGCAGCTGCGCCTCACCACCGCCCAGGAACGCATCGCCGACCTCACCCCGCTGACGCTCACCGCCGAAGACATCGCCTCCCTGCGCATCGTCAACAAACAGCTGCTGGTGGCGGCGCAAACCTACGCCGGCCTCAACCTGCTCGACCAGGCCCGCTTCGCCAGCACCGCGTGCGAACGCCTCGGCCTGGTGATTGACCGTATTGCTGAGGCCACCGAGCAACAGCCCGAAACGCCCAGCGAGGCAGCACAGCAGGAGCGCGCAGCATGATCAACGCCACCCACTACATCATTGACCTCGAAACCATGGGCAAAGGCTCCAATGCCGCCATTGCCGCCATCGGCTGCGTTGAAATCATCGGCGGCACCTTCAGCCGCGAAATCTACCGCCGCGTTGAGCTGTCAAACAGCATGTCAGCAGGCGGCATCACAGACGCCGACACAATCCAATGGTGGCTGCGCCAGTCAGCCGCTGCCCGCGCCGAGGTAGACGGCACACAGCCGGCTGAGCTGCTATTTAACGTACTCGGTGAACTGCGCGTATTCATGACCAGCATGGCGCACGCGCATGAAATCCTCGTATGGGGCAACGGCGCCACGTTCGACAACGTCATCCTGAGCAACGCCTACGCCGCCTACGGCATGGAGCGCCCTGGGCCTACTGGAACGACCGCGATCTGCGCACCCTGCTCGCTCTGTACCCCGCCGCTAAAGCACTGCCATTCACCGGCACCAAACACCACGCCCTGGATGACGCGAGGCACGAGGCCAAGCAGTTGATCGCGGCGTTGCAGAAGCATGCTGCCTGCACCAGAACTCACATCCTGCCGCTCAGCCCGATGACTGTCGTCCGAGACGAGTGCGGTCACTGGACCCACCCCGCTTGGCCGCAGGACGGCGAAGAGAATGCCATCCCGAAAGGGTGGTTCGCTGAGAAATGCCACGAGCTGTCCATCGTTGAGATGGAAACCGACGCTTCCGAAGAACTGACCGATGCCTACTTCGAGCAAGGCAGCCCTGACTGCAGCGCATGGCAACCAAGCGAGCCCCCCGGCAAAGGCTGGTTCATCTTCTCCATCCACGACACCGAAGACGGCCCTGTGTGCATTTGGGTCCGCCCGCATACGGATGCAGCACCCGCGCAGGAGACCGCCGCATGACTTGGATACTCACCCGCACCGGTCGGCGCTTCGACCTGCTCGCACCCTGCCCCTCGCAGATATTCGTGCTCGACATCGCCCACGCCCTGGCGCACCTGTGCCGCTTCAACGGTCACACCAGCCGCCACTACTCGGTAGCCCAGCACAGCCTGGTGGTCGCCAGCATCGTGCCGGCTGAACACAAGCTCGCCGCCCTGCTGCACGACGCCACCGAGGCCTACGTCGGCGACATGGTGCGCCCGCTCAAACAGCTGATGCCCGAGTACCAGCAGATCGAGCAGCGCATCTGGCACGCCATCTGCGAACGCTTCGACATCGCCCCCGAACTGCCCGAGTGCGTGAAAGAGGCCGACATGCTCGCCCTGGCCACCGAGCGCGCCCAACTCATGCCCGACCACCCCGCCGAATGGGAATGCCTGGCCGGCATCACCCCGCTCAGCATGCCGCTTGATATCCGGACGCCAGCCCAAGCCGCCATGAACTACCAAGACAGCCTGCTGGCACTCCTGCAATCCACCCACCGCACCCGCCACACCTGGGAGCGGGTCGACGCAGCGCACGCAGGTCAGCCTGCGCCGCAGTGCATGTGAGGAGATGGGCATGTGAGGAGATGGGCATGTGAGGAGATGGGCATGAGTAAATCAATCGCGACGCTTCACGCAGTACGGCACTGGGAAAAATCGCTCACGGCTGCGTGGCCGGCAGACGAAACTCACCCGCAGGATGAATGGGTCATCGGCGCTATCGATGAGGACGGCAACAAATACGAGGTCATTACGGTCGACGCCTATCAATACGATGCACCAGGCGCCTCGGAAAAGATTGCGCGAGCCCTTATCGCACTGTGGGCCCAGGCATTCAGCGAGCAGCAGCCAGACAACCATGTTGAGGAAGTGCGCACATTGGTCGAGCCAGCCCCGGCGCAGGATGAGCGGGAGCTTCCAGCGCCCGACATTACGACGAAGCACGGCTACCCCGCTTACTCGGTCGAGCTTGTTTCTAGGCTGCTTTGCACCCACCCCGCGCAGACCGAGCATCAGTGGCCGACAGCGTACCCGCACGAGGCTATGGATAAGCTGGCCACCGATCGCTACCGCGTTGGCTCGGCTGGTGCCGGCACTCTGCATCGCTACGCAGTGCGAGCAGGAGACGGAGAACAGGAGCTGTACCGAGGTAGCGAATCCGACTGCCAGAACGTAGCCCGCAAATTGGCCGGCGCGTTTCTGGATGGAGGCCTGGCGTTCCAGGCCATGCTCGCCGCCCCAATCGCGCAGACCGCCCCGCAGCCGGATCAGAGCGGGCTGCTGGAGGCGATAACCCCCGAGGTGATTGACTGGGTGCGTTGCGGCTTGTCCGTAAACGGACGTCTCGTTGATGGCAGTCATCCAGCGTTGGAAAAGTTGTGCGCTGCCTACCGCGCTGCCCTATCCGCCCAAAGGAGGTGACTCATGCGCCTCAACCTCGCATTCCCCTTCTTGCTCTTCCTGCTCTCTGGCTCTGTTGTCGGGGTAGAGATAGCGGCTCCGATACTCACCGAGGGGCGGGTGTTGTCTGTCATACCCGCCGAGCGCCTGCTGCAGAGTTGGGTGATCAGCATCGTGGCTCTTGTCGTTTTCGCCTACAACCTGGGCAAAGCCGACGGCATTCATGCCGCCAAAGGTGCCCAGCCATGACCCAACACCCCCTGCGCCGCCCGGCCACCCGCACCAAAGTGCGGGGCGTGCTGCAGATGAGCCTCATGTCTGGCGTCTGCGACATCTGCAAACGCCACCGCAGCGTAGGCAACCACCACACCTGCTCCGCCCAGCGCCAGGCCAAGTACCGCCACCTATGGGAGTCGCCCAACCAGGGCAACTGAAACCCCACCACTGCCGCCTCACCAGCGGCAGCACCCAGGACACAGCACATGAACAACCTCTACCGCATCCACCCCCAGGCCGGCATGAACTTCCACGGCCTGGTCATCGACAACTTCGCCGGGGGCGGCGGCGCTTCCACCGGCATCGAGCTGGGGCTTGGCAGGCCCGTCGACATCGCCGTCAACCACGACCCCGAAGCCGTGGCCATGCACGATATCAACCACCCACACACCCGCCACTATTGCGAGTCGGTATGGGAAGTAGACCCGCGCGTGATCGCGGACGGTCGCCCGGTCGATCTGGCGTGGTTCAGCCCGGACTGCAAGCACTTCAGCAAAGCCAAAGGCGGTACGCCGGTGCGCAAGGAAATTCGCGGCCTCGCCTGGGTCGCCATCCGCTACGCCGCCACGGTGAAGCCCAAGGTCATCATGCTGGAGAACGTCGAAGAGTTCGTGACCTGGGGGCCGATCACCCAGGAGGGCCGACCATGCCCTAAGAACAAAGGCCGCACCTTCATGAGCTTTATTAACGCGCTACGCCGCCACGGCTACCAGGTGGACTACCGCGAACTGCGCGCCTGCGACTACGGCGCACCAACCATCCGCAAGCGCCTGTTCGTCATCGCCCGCTGCGACGGCCTGCCAATCGTCTGGCCAGAACCCACCCACGGGGACCCAGCCAGCCCGGCGGTCGAAGCCAAGCAGCTCAAGCCGTGGCGCACGGCGGCAGAAATCATCGACTGGTCGCTGCCCTGCCCGTCGATCTTCACCCGCAAGAGGCCGCTGGTCGAGAACACCCTGCGCCGCATCGCGCGCGGCCTGCAGCGCTATGTGATCGAGGCGCAAGAGCCGTTTCTGGTACCGGGCTGCGCGCCATTCATCACCGAGCACGCCAACGGCAGCAGCCAACGCAACATGCAGGCCGACGCACCGCTGCGCACCATCTGCGCCCAGGTCAAGGGCGGACATTTTGCGCTGGTCACCGCCTTCCTGGCCAAGCACTACGGCGGTAACTACACCGGGCCGGGTGCCAGCCCGGTTGAACCTCTGCACACCGTCACCACTACAGATCACAATGCACTGGTAACCAGCCACCTGATCAAGGTGCACAACAACCAGCACAGCCGGTCAGTAAGCACCCCGATGCCCACCCTCACCGCCGGGGGCGGCCATGTCGGCGAGGTGCGCGCCTTCCTGCTGAAATACTACGGCACCGGTGACGGCCAAACCCTGCAGGAGCCACTGCACACCGTCACCACCAAGGACCGCTACGGCCTGGTCATGATCAAGGGCGAGCCCTACCAGATCGCCGACATCGGCATGCGCATGCTCGAACCGCACGAACTGTTCGCCGCTCAAGGCTTCCCCGCCGACTACATCCACGACCGCACCGCCGGCGGTAAACCCCTCAAGAAAACTGCCCAGGTCCGCATGTGCGGCAACAGCGTCTGCCCACCGGTAGCCGCCGCCCTCGTCCGCACCAACCTGGTGGAGCAACAGCAGAGCGAGGTGGCGGCATGACCTGCAGCATTTACTACAGCACCGAGCTGCCGCACGACAGCGCAAAAATCAGCGGCCCGCTGCCCCGCAAGCCGCAGCGCTGGACGATGGAGTGGCTCGTCAAAACCCCCGATGGCAAAACCCACATCGACAACTCGCGCACAATCCAGCGCGCCACTGTCGCCGAGGTCAACGCCATCATGGCCACCACAATCGACGACATCAAAGCCGAAATCGGCGACTTGGCCACGTTCATTTCTTGGCGGCTCACCAGCCACGGCGGCAGCAGAAGGAATCGCAAGGGAGGGCGCCGGTCATGAACACCGCCGAAGCCCTGCCTCTCTTGCAGGACAAGGTAAACGAGCACGAAATGGCAGCCCACTTGGGCATCACATTCCGCGCCCTCCAGACCAGGCGCCTGAAAAAGAAGATCCCCCACGGCGTCTGGAACAAGGTCAACGGCGACGTGGTTTACAGCATCAGAAGGTACGAAGCATGGCTAGAAAGCACGTGGGACTGCCCCCCGGAGTTGAGTTTGTTGGTGACACCATCCGAGTCCGCTTCACCTGGCGCGGCGCGACCCCGCCGCGCCGCTGTGAAACCCTCAAGCTCCCACAAACCCCGAAGGGGATCAGCGCTGCCGCCGGGCTACTTACTCGTGTAAAGCAGCTGATCGACCACCAGGCGCTGGATGATGACAAGTACGCGCAGCTGTTCCCGAACACCAGCTATGCCGTCAGCAAGCGCGTGCCCACGTTCCGCGACTACGCGCAGGTGTGGCTGGACAGCCGAGAGATTGTCGCCGGCACCCGCAAGAACTACCGCAGCAGCCTGAATCAACACTGGATGCCCTATCTCGCGATGCTGCCCGTCAACGCCGTGAGCGCGTTCGACATTCGCAAGATAGTGGTTGCCACCGATTGGAAGTCCCCGACCGCCAAGCGGACCGCACTGGTCCGCCTGCGCGCGGTGCTGCGCTCTGCTGTGAATGACGGCTGGCTGGACAAGAACCCGGCCCTGGGCATCGACCTACCCAGCAAGAGCAAGCGCAAGATCGACCCATTCACTCAGAGTGAAGCCGACCGCATCATCGAGCACATGTACACCACGCTGGCCGGCAAGCGCACTGAGATCTATGCGTGCCTGATCGAATTTTCGCTCTACACCGGCATGAGGCCCGGCGAGGTGCGTGCATTACGTTGGGATGAGATAAACGAAGCGAAGCGCATCGCCCGAGTCTGCAGGATCGTCGTCGATGGCGAGGTGGCCGAGCGCATCAAGAACCGCAAACCGCGTAACGTGCTGTTGAACGATAGGGCCTTGCATGCGCTGGAAAGAGCGAAGCAGGTGAAGGAGATACTCAATCAGAAGACTGACTTCATATTCCCGCCCGCCCAGGGCGGGGAATGGATGCAGGACCCGGACGGCCCTACGGGCTACCTGAAGCCGACACTGGCAGCGCTGGGCATCAGAGAACGGCGGCTGTACGATACCCGCCACACATACGCAACCATGTGCCTGATGGCTGGAATGAACGTCGCATTCATCGCCAATCAGCTCGGTCATACCGTAGAAGTCCTGCTCAGCACCTACGCCGAATGGATCAACACCGACGGCGACTGGACCGAACTGAACAAGCTGGTTACCGCCCCAATTGGTACATAATTGGTACAGCAAGAAAGCGTAAACGACTAAAGCCCTTTAAATACAGGCACTTACAAAATACGCCGGGAATCATCCTGCAAACCCGACTCTTTGTCTTGGGGACTCAACGCCATGGAATTTGTTGTAAAGAATACGAAAGCGCCTGCCATCAAAGCGGCCACCCT